TGACGATGCTTTTATATTACTCAACAAAACATACGTCGCTAAGAACGGAAAGCTAGATTCTAGTTTAGTAGAGATACGTCACTTAGACCCAGCGATTACAGACTTTGATCTGGACGCTCGTGGTCTACCGGAGAACTTCCATTGGTTCTGCCCAGCACATAGATTTAAAGTGGTGGAGAAGGATACTCCTACTGACATAGAGAAACAGCAGCTTGTATGTATCGAAGATGATTGTGGATTAAAATTCCAACCAGCTATGTACAAGTACAGCCATAAGAACGCTATTTACTACTTATTGGATGATGAAGTAATTCATATAAGTAAATTCTATCCTACCGATACGTTTGGGTGGTCGCCTATTCTGACTCTGTTTGAGAAGGCACTTACTCTGCTAGGTATGGATAAGAACCTTTATAGGTATTTCTTCGAACGTAAGATGCCAGCAGCTATGCTTATGGTATCTACCGATGATCCAGATTCATTACGGCGTGAGAGACAGTCTTGGGAAGCTAAGACCAAACAGGACTCCAACTTCATGCCTATGGTCGCTGTATCGTCCCGTAACAACAGGGGACGAGTAGACCTTGTTCGATTATTTCACACAATGCAAGAGATGGATTATCTCCCCATTCGTAATGAGATTAGGGAACGAGTTGCTTCTATGTGGGGTGTTACACCAGCATGGCAGGGCGCACCAGAAGGATTCGGAGGGCTTACCACCCAGACAACCCAGCTTGTAGTTATGAGCAGGGTAGTTGAAGGTGACCAACGTATATTCCATGAACGGGTATTCCCTAAGATATTGGAAGCGTTTAATATTACTGACTGGAAGATGGTTCTTCCCACACCAGAAGAGAAGGCCGAATCAACTAGAATCTCCTTCGCTTTGCAGCGTGTACAGCTTGCTACTCAGGCTTCCGGTATGGGATTAGATGTTGAGTTGAAAGAACAGAATGTCGATCTTGAAAACGTTCAGTTCCTTGTATCCGGTGAAACTGTAAACATGGCTAAGCTTGGTGCAGAGCAACAGGCATTAGCAGTCATGCAGCAGGAACAGCAGATGCAAGCCGAGCAGGAACAGGCTCAGGGCGGTGAAGAACAAGGTGCGGAGCAGCAGATGCAACTATCTATGGCTTCTAAGCCTTGGACTAAGCAGCTTGCAGAGATGGGATACCCATTCCCAATTATTAAGGAACTCACACCAGATGGACAGAAACTATGGTTCACCCACGGTACAGAGGACTTTACAGCCAGTCTAAACATGGGAAGAATTGGAAACATAAACAAGGCGGTTATGAAATCATTCACACCACCTGCCGACACAACCAAGACACCTAATGCACCATCGAAGGATATAGAACGAATTGACGAACAGGAAGAATAAACGACCTACTAAAAGATTCAAGCCTTCTTTTACTTACCAGAATTCTGTTACAGGGTTGGGTGCTAACAACCCCGCCCCTACTAAGGAGCAACGGGAAGCTAAGGCTACAAAGATGGCTGAGTGGAATCCAGCAAGGGCTAGAGAGTACCTTACTAGCTTTAAAGAAATCATACTAAAAGCTGCGGCTAAAGAAAAGATGGAAAGAGAGTCTGAGGCAGAAAATAAGACTAAGACTATTACTCGTAAGGACATAGATGAAAAAGATAGGGCTGTACCTAGTGGGTCGTATACCCCACCAACCGATGATGCTAAGGCTCAGAGAACTCTAATCGACTACAGAGGTAATATGGAGAACGCTATTCGTAACGGTGAATATGATTCCCTAGTACACGAGCATGGTCTAACAGGTATGCCTTCTATGTCTGAAATCAATAGGGCACTGACCCCCATCGTTAAATCTAAGATTTCTACTACTGCTGTGCTAGACATATTGAAAAAGAAGCCACCTATAGCTAACCGCAAATTTGGGGGGAACTTCGCTGGTCAAACACCTGACTGGAGCCAGAAGAACCCTACCCAAGAGAGGGATGTTGAATCATGGGCAGAAGAACGAAGTCGCCGAGGAGAAAACAAAGCAATGGGCTTGGACAACGGCCTAGACGGAAGCTTGAAGGCCAACAAAAACAATCTGCTGGGTGCTCCGAAACTTCAAGGTCTGAACAAAGAGGGGAACGGTACTGGCGAAGGTGCTGGGGCTGGGGTCGCAACGGGATCGGGTGGATTAGCGGGTGGTGGTACGGCTCACGTATCTACCAACTCTGGTATTTTTACTACCACTTATGGGGGAGATAGGGGCAAGAAGAAAAAGAAGTCCGATAACGATATAGCTACGATGTCATTCAACAAGAGGGGTACAGATACATCCTCTCAGAGTATAGTTGTGGAGAAGGGTAGGCAGAGACTTGACAAAGCCCTTGCACCCATATACAATAGAAATGTGAAGATGCGTGATGGCGGGGAGCAAATAGCCCCCGTTGACCAGAAGCGACCAAAGGTTGTCGAGAGACAGGTTAGCCACAAAGGAACTAAACGGGCTAACACTTGGAAGAACCCGTAAGCAAGGAGCACTAATTTGAAGTATTCTATCCCAGAAGAAGCTAAGCCAGAGATAGTAAAGCTAAGGGAAGATGGGATGGGGTGGACTGCAATTGCTCGCTTTATCGACGATGAGTATGGAATCAGCCTTCACCGTACTACCATCCAGAGATGGCATGCTGAGTTCGGCGCAGAATATGAAGTCCTTTCTAGCGTAGTAGATGAAGCAGACGATGCCTTCATTGACGCTAAGATCAAACTGGACAAGAAGATTCATTCCCTAGATGCAGATCGTAAGTTGTATAGAAGGCTATACCTAAGGTCTATAGGCAGTGAGAATAACGAAGATGCTGTACTAGCAGCAATAAAGGCTTTCACACCAGCCCTCGCTCCACAGATAAACCGTAGAGCATTGGAAATAGCGAAAGCTACCAGACCAAAGAACTTCGGCACTAAGACCCAAGTTATGGTCGCACCTCTTACAGACACCCACGTAGGTGATAACGTGAAAAGCGAACAGATACTTGGACTGAACAGCTATGATATAGACTTGTTCAGCCGACGCATCTGGGGTTGGGCTAATCAAGTCCTGCAACTTGCGGAATACCGTAGGAACATGTGCAACATAGATGAACTAGTTATACCTATGCTTGGAGACATGATCAGTGGAGATATACATGATGAACTATCATTTACAAACATAGATAACTGTATGATGCAGATGATCATAGGTGCTTACGTTCTTTCACAGGCAGTAGCCTTCCTAGCACCTAATTTCAAGAAGGTCAAGCTGATGGGTGTAGTTGGTAACCATGGGCGTATGACTAAGAAGATTCCTTCTAAGGATCGTTACATGGATTGGGATTACATGTTGTACCAATGGATGGCAACATTCCTAAGAAACCACACCAATATAGAAATTGAAATCCCTAAAGCATTCGTTCATGTGTTCCCAGTGTTCGACCGTAACATACTTATGATGCACGGCGATTCTGTAGCTGGTGGAGGCTCACAAGCTTCGATTAAACGAGCCGTGGGCAACCTCCGTGATGTTATGCAGTACAACGGTCTTGTAGAGACTGATGACAGGTTCACCGTAGCGGAGAAGTTCGATGATGTTATCATGGGGCACTTCCACCGCATTGATGAGATGGATATAGGAACAGGAAGTTTGCACATTTGCGGTACAACCAAAGGTGGCGATGAGTATGTAGTAAGTAGACTACACCTAATAACTAGACCTAAGCACCTAGTTCTATACTACCACCCAGTCCACGGACAAGTAGGTAAAGAGACTATCTACCTTGATCGTTTCGACTCACAGCCTTCCGAATTTGATACCGAGGTTCCACGAGAGTGGAGTAGCATAGGCCCCGTATAAATCTCCAATTAAAACTTAGTCTAACCTAAGTATAATAGTACAACGACAGGAGAAACATGGCTAAGTCTTTTTCAAATGACCTAAATGACGCAATTATGGCGTGGATACCCGTAGTATCTGGGAAAATTCAAAATGACTTTGCCATGGACGCTGGCGCAAAATTAAAGGAAGTGTCGCTTTTACCAGAAGGTGCTGGTTTCCGCTTGGAGTACCAAATACCCGATAAGAGCGAGACAAACATCCCTACGCAAGAGAAAGAGATTTGGGTTCCTGCTTCTAAGTACATGGCTACAGATAAAAAATCTGGGCGCAAGGTAACTAGGACGAGGAAGGGACACAAAAAGAAAATTAATGTGGAAGTCCCTAATTTAGACAGAGATAGTGCAATGCAGCAAGAAGATGGCAAATCCAAGTCAAGTGCTAACAGTGCTTACAGGGTAGTTGAACTAGCACTAGATTATAATTTTGGTGACGAACTACCTAAATTTCTAGAGTCCTTTCTTAAATCTAAGGGGTGGGAATTAGAAAGGAAATAGTAATGGAACAACCAACTACAGGACAAGAGATAGCGTGGGCATCGAAAAGTCATAGTCGCATGGTAGGCTCGGTACTAGACCAAATAGAGGCGGCTTTACCCGAAGGAGCACAGTGCGATAAGCTTAAAAAGCTAATTCAGGTTCCTCTGTATGCATTTCGACAGGAAGTATTTGAACTTATTACTGGTAAGGTGGATGTCACAACTCAGGATTAAGCTTGACAGGACGATAAAACTTTGCTATAGGGTAGTATAATAAATCGACGGTTATATATAACTGTCGTTTATTTATTTAGCGGCAAAATATAACCCAAGAATTGGATTGGACTGGAAAACAGGATGGGAGTCTTCCCACCTTAATCAGGAGGAATCATTTTATGGAAAACGAGACTCTTCAAATTATTGAAAAGCACATGGAAGGTACTAACTCTGGACTAGCTGCGCTAGCAGAAGTTCTAACTTCTATGGAATCAAGTAGAATTAGCAAGGAACAGGAACAGGAAGATTACGATCTTCAACTCGAAGCCGAAGACGAACGCACAACTCTAGTATCAGAGATTGCCGGTGAGGTAGTCAACGTACTAAAGGCCATGGGCGCAGGAATCGGTGTAGGCGATAGTAAATCAGCTAACAAAGCTGAAACAAGCAACCTAAAAGGATCGAAGGATGCCGATGATAATGCTCAGACCATTTCAGAGGACTCGTCAACTGCGACAGCAGGACGACCAACCGAATCTCCTACAGGAAACCAGCTTGACGGTGACACTCCCGGTGGATCACAGTTGAACACCACATCAATGTCTAAAGAATCTGAGGATTCAGATAAAGAAGACGAAGATGAAGAGGAAGAATACGAGAAGATGAAGAAGGAACTAACTGCACTTAAGAGTGATATTGCTACGGCAGTAGATGCTCAGGTGTCAGCCCGACTACAGAAGTCAGGTTTCCAAGAAGCTAATTCTCTCAAAGCACCTCAGATGGTTACACTCGGCGCAGAAGCACCCCTCCTTGCAAAAGGACAGGTACTTGGTAGCACCGAAGACCTACTAGACGTTCTAGTAGCTATGCCCGACAAGGAAGTTCGACAGCTAGAGGCTAAGATTTATGCAGGAGACTTCGCAGGAGTCCCTCATGAACTGCTCAAAGCTTTCGGAGTTCAGGCTTAATTCCCACGGAGGAACTTTTAAATGGATAACATTTCTATGAGCGAGTACCTTGCACAGGTAAATCGTAACGCAAGTTCTAGTATCATCGGCGAAAACCCTCTCTTGAAGAAGGCTTTCACTGGTTCTGCATTCACTGTAGATACTAATACTAATATCTTCACTACGACTTACGGACGCAAGGTATGGCAAGCACTTAACAACCAAACAAGATTCTGGAACGCTGTTCCTCACTCATCTTGGGGTAATACCGCTGGTTGGAGAGTCCGAACAGATCGTGGATCAAACCGATCCCGACCAGTAACTGAGTTGGGTACGCTTCCAACTCCTGACGTGAGTGATCTGCAATTGGTTTCCGGTCTTCCGAAAATCGTTGCAACGACATTCGCATCGTCAGTCAAGGCTATGTACACTGCCCAGTTAGAGGGTGGTATTGGTGATATTTTGGCGACTGAGAACGAGCATTCTCAGCGTGACCACATCAAGGAACTCCATCAGGAGATTCTGCGAGAACGTCATTCATATATCGCTAGTGCAACAAACTCTACCAGTGCAGTAATTACATTGCCAAGCGCAGCACAGGCAGGACGATTCCAAATTGGTGATACTGTTCTCATCTGGGATGACTCAGAGGATGCTTACATGGGTACAGCCACCGGTATTGCTACTCCACTTACCGTGGACAGCATTTCAGGTACCGCTATTACCTTCACAGGTCAGGTCTTCGTTGCTACTCCAGTCGCAGGTGACCTCCTAGTTGTTCTTGGTAACAACGGACTTACCTCTATCTCTTCTATTGTTGAAGAGGACGGACGAAACATTGCAGGTATTACGAATTCCACAACTCAGAGTATTCCAGCCTACGACCTAACCACTTCTGCTCGAACAGCAGGTACGTGGAACGCCGCAGCGTCAGTAAATGACAACGCTGGTGTCGCCCGATCACTTTCCTTGGAACTGTTGAATGACGGTATCCAGAAGGTTCGTGAGAACGGTGGAGAGCCTAAGCTTATCGTAGTTGGTCACGACCAGTACTTCAAGCTCGAAGAGTTGATTCAGACTCAGCAGCGATTCATGGGTACGGAAACGTATCAGGTGAACGTTGGTGGTGAAAAGACCTTCGCAGGTACTCGAACAGGTATGGAGCTATCAACATACATGGGAATTCCGATTCTCGCTGATGCTGATACCCCTAAGGGACAGAACGCATCCGGTGCACTCATCGGTAGCGACATCTTCCTCCTTGATACGGATTACCTTGAACTTGCAGTGGCTCAGCCAACGCAGTACATCGAAAACCGTGACTTCTTCGCCGTGGACGCTTTGGCAGTCCGAGGACTCTTCTACACGATGGCAGAGTTCCGTTGCTACAGCTTCTTCCACCAAGCTAAGATCACTGACCTCTCTGCCTAATCGCAGCTAGGGAAGTAGTACGAAATTAAAGCCGGTGGGTATGGTCTAACCTGCCCACCGGCTATTTTACTGACAGTACCATATGATAAGATAGGAGGCGAAAGCCATGGCACTAACGATTACAATTCCAGACCGGGGACGAACAGTTGTGGGTAACAGACGCTTGGTAACAGGTAGTCTAACTCAGGACTCTTCATATCCAACCGGAGGGGAGTCACTAACTCCCGGCGACCTAGGACTTTCAGACATTGATTTCATTGTTTTTACAGCAGATGTTATTCAGTGTTACTGGGAATCCACAACCCAAAAAGTACTTATGTTTTACGGTGACAACGATGGATCAGCAAATGGAGAGTTTGCACAAGCTACCTCTACCGATGATCTAAGTGCTGCTAACATAGACTTCCAGTGTTGGGGTCGATAACCTTAGAGTTGAATAACTAATGTGGTTTAGCCCACCTTTATTTTGGTAAGGGTGGGCTTTACTTTAGTATAATAGATTAGGAATAAACTACAAGGGGAATTACATGACCGTTGCAACACCACATAAATTAATGACTGAGTGGCTTACCGAGCAGTCTGAAATTGTGCCCATTGAAAAGTCGAGAGATAATCAGTTCTCGGTAAACGATATTCAAGGTTCTCTAAGAGAGTTCGCAGGATTATTCAAGGCGGGATACGCTAGCCCAGCTATGATTCTCACCCTTTACAGAGCTTACCCAGACAATCTTCTGTATAAAGAGGTTGTAACAGAGCGTAACCTGTTGGAGGAAGACCCACTTGTTGTGGGTGGGCCAGCATCCGTAGAGATGATTGACCACGAAGGTCACCTTATCACAGCGGCTGCACTATCTAAAGCTTACGATAAATATATGGAAAACCCTATGACCCGTAATGTTATGGTTATGCATTCCGACATTCAAGTTGGATGGGCATTGCCAGCATACATTGGAAGGAATGGGCAGGTATTCAAAGGTGGAATGAACAACAAGACCCTGTTCTTCATCTCTGAACTACGTAAGGACACCAAGATTTCAAAGAAAGTTACTGAGCAGGTATACAAGAGCAAGATGCGTTCTTATTCTATCGCTGGTAGCGCAATTAAGACAGAGAATGTGGCTGGTAACCTAATAAAAGGTGAGAAGCCATACATGCGTGTTGATGAACTTGAACTAGCTGAAGTTACCATCTGTGAAAAGGGTGTAAACCAAGGAGCTAGCTTCGATCTAATAAAGAGCCATGATCACGCAACCAAGAGTTGTGCTGATGGTAGTTGCTTGATAACTAAATCAACCATGAGCGCAAAGCCACATGAGGCTCTACAGACTCAAACACTAAGTTTCTCAGACTACAAGAACATGCTTGCAGATACCAACGGAGATAACAAATCCTTCGTCGAAATGTTCAAGGAGTACACAGATATGAATATAAGTAAGGGACGATCTAAGGAACTTCAGGAAAAGGGGCTACGCCGACAAACTGGGGATGCTTCTCGTCGTGATGAAGCCGAGGATAGTTATGAAGCAACCTCCGAATGGCATACAGGTCAGCCGGGAGGCATGTCTGAGGAGGAAGCGGGTTTCAAGAGTAAGACTGCTGCACAACATAAGGCAACCGATAGGATGCACAACAAACCTACTAAAGGCCCCGATATGAATCAACGTTTAGCCAACCACAAGAGTGATAAAGAAGCCATGGATGAATTTCCCGGTCATTATTTGCACAATACCCCTCGTGGAAAGAAATATGCTGAATCGAAAGGTAGTGAGGCTGTTCAGAAAGCTGTATGGGAAGCATTTGGAATGGATGTAGAGAAGGCAAATACGGAAATGAAGTGGGGACAACCCTCATCCGCAGACAAACCTAATACACAGGCACGTAAACAAGGTCTTATTAGGGGTGTACCCGAAAAAGCAGGGGATGCAGCTAAAAAAGCTTCACCTAAACCGCACCAAGTAGAATCCGACCCAATTAGCGGTCAAGACGATGAAGAATTTCAACAAAAGGGGTTTAGTATGACCAACGAACGCATGGAAGAAGCAGTATGGGCTGGATTTGAGGATGTAATCAAGTCTGATGAAGACTATGATCAACTTGAAAAAGGACTACGTAGTGCTGCTAATAAATTAAAAAATACATATCGAAAGGTTAATAGTGCGGGCGAGCGTAGGTACAAGAAGGGTGTAGTGGATAGTCTGCGTAGTAAGACTCGCAGAGCGGGTCGTGCTGAGGAAGAAACTGGAACTACTGCGACTGAACAAGCACGTACTCGTAGAGCGGGTACTAAAGCATACAACAAAGCTGCCGTTGGTAAGAGTGAGGCTGGGATGACTTGGAAGCCTCGGCTCACCTACAATACGTCAACTGTGGGTAAGGCCGGTGCTGATGCTGGAAACAAGGCTGAGAAGGATCAAATGAAAGCTAACCAAAAGAACGTACAATCTAGGGATTTCAATTACTATGGAGAGGCTGTTCAGAAAGCTGTCTGGGCAGCTTTCGAAGAGGCTGGTTTGTTTGAAAAAGCTAGTAGTGAGGGTAAAAAACTTCAGCAACGGGCAGGACTGCAAGCAACGAGAGGGAAGATAGATACTGATGCAATGTCTTCCTCTGAAAAAGCAGACTTCAACAACAAAGCAGATGCCAATATGAAAGAAGCAAACAAACGTGATCCCGGCTTAATGTATTCGGCACCCCAAAATGTTACATCAAAGGATAATAGACGTTACAGAGCAGAGATTGCAGCGGCTGGAAAGGGAGTAGGCGAGAACTCTCCCGAAAAGAATGCAGCTAGGAAGGCACGGTCTAGATTAGCCGACTGGCATGAGGATTCCACAGGCTTCCCAACTGGGAAGAAAGCTAGGGAGGCAGCAGGATTGGACGGTGGGGATGGTGGAAGTCACACTCGCAACCAAGAAGCTGAGTATCGTGTAAACCAAGGCCTAAAACAACGTCAGCCTGAGCAAGTCGAAAAGGGAATCAGAAGTGGAATCAAAAGTTATGTACGTGGGGTAAAGAAGAGAACCGCCCAAATGAATGCAGCAAATGAGAGCACTGCCAGATACAAGGCAATGCGAAGAAACGCAAAGGCTGGGAGTGAAAGAGTAAAGAATATGCCAGAAGAGCAGAAAGAGGGTATTCGAAATGCCTTTGCAACGGCTGCGGCATCAGCAAGACAGAGAAGAGATGAACGAGATCAGAACTCTCTAACTATGCGGGGTGCATCCACTCCAGAAACACAAGCAAAAGCTAGAAAGGTTAGTGGGGAGAATCGGTATAAAAATAATCCAGCAGGAGAAGCTGCTCGTGCCCGTGACACAAGAGATACATCTGGAGATGTTAAATTTATGCAGCAAACAAAGAATAAACAACGTCAGGGAGAGGGGTTGGACGGGTAAATGGCTACATACGGAGGCGACAACGACCAAGCTAGGGTAACCCCCATCGCAATCAAGCGAAAGCCTAGAATTGACCCAAATAAAACTGGTACGCTGGTAAGCAAACTCTTGAAGGCTGCTAACCAACAGGGTGTTAACATAGATCACCCTGAGTCGGATAAGTATACTGCATCTGCTTCAAGGAGAAGTAAGGATAGAGTGACTGTACATAGGCCTGATGAAGTTAAGCCTACGCAGAAGCCCAAGATTGTTGATGACGGTAAGAAGGAAGACCTGTACTCTACAGGCTCCCAATTCACTAAGCCAACTCTTCCTGATAAAGCTTTAAAGTTAATGCTAAAGGGTGATGAGTCAGATGAGGATTTCCAGCTTGGTGTTGGAAGGGAAACAGGTTCAAGCGGTAAGCAGTCTACCCCACCTAGGGCAACTAACCTTGTAGCTAGGTTGAAGACGACCCGCAGCGTTCCAGATGTACAAAAGGCTCTGGATGAAAATATGAAGGGTAAAAGATTATCACGTAAGTTCTACTCCGACGCAGATATGACCCAACGTGAGATGGATACTAACGATGCTAACAATGCAACTAAGCCTAAGAGTCTCCCCGGTAAGGCTGTAAAGGATGCCGTACAAGATAAACAACTTGACATGTTTTCAGAGGAGGAGAAGAAAGCTATTATGGAAGGTCTTCTCAAAGCTGTATGGGAAATAAACTCAAAGGGAGAGGCGAGAGAAACAGAACCCGGTGCAGCGGCGAGAGAACTCAAAACCGATAGGGATGTGACACGGGATATGAAAGATATGGGTTTAACTCCTTTAGGGAATGACACCACTGCTAGAAACTATAATCTGAAAAGAGCGCATAGAGGTAATTGGAAGCCTAAAAAAGGATCGAGTCGAGGGCCGGGAGGAACGAAGGTTACCGAAGAGTATAAAGATATGCTAAAATCTTCTCCTTGGAAACACGGTCATGGTCAGCCTCAAATTGAAGACTTTGGATTAATGAAAGAGCCATACGGCGACTGGAAAAACCCCAGAACGGCACAACCACAACCTGAGGATGACGATAAACATGGGTATGCAACGTCTTCTTCTACGGGAAAGAAATATCTGCATGGGCTAGTAACTGATGGCAAGAGTCCTGAGTTAGGACTTACTAGAGAGGAAAGAAAAGTAAAAGCAAAAGAAAGAAAGTCTAAAAAGGATCAGGGTTTTCAGTTTGGGCACCACAATCCCGAAACTGGAACGTTTACACCAAGGCCAGAATCTAAATTAAAGGGTTGGAGCGTGAAGAACAGGGCACCAGCGAAGGGAAATATGCCTGACAAGAGGCAAGATAGAAACCCCCGACATAAGGCACAAGAGGAAGCAAAAACTGCTACAGAAAAAATTGGGTTGACATATGCCGCTAAAATGATGAAGGGTCTTCTCAAGGCTTACGATGAGAGCAAATTAAACACGAAACAGACAACCCTCACCTCTGGCGAGAACCGACGCCTCAAAGATAAACAAAAAATCGAGGGGCTAAAAGCAACGTGGAGGGCGGAGACTGGTAATCCTAGAACAAACCCTTCTCGTCAGGGAACTAAAGAAACTCCAAATAGAAGGTTAAATGACCCATACCCCAGTTCCGCTGGTAAAACGAGTCCCAGTAGACCTCCTGAGCGGAAATGGACTCCTAAAGCTTATACAAGAAATCCGAAGCTAGGATACAATCCTAAAGCAGCCGAGGGGGAAAGAGGATCAAAGACAGGTGAAGAGACTTTCACCGAGGGAGGGAACGTAGACAAGGTAATAGCCTCTGGATACAAAAAGAGGCCACTTCATCAGGGAGAAAATCGGAACACTTCAACACATGAGGGCATAACTCCTACCTCAGCATCAGTTAAGAATATGCGAGATAAAAGTAGGGAAGTAAGGTCTAAAAAGGCAGCAACTACAACTGCCCGACAACAGGAAATACAGCGTAGGCTCCCAGATGCTAAACTAAAGGGAACTAGGAGAAACGCAGGGGAAGCAATAGCGTCTAGGCAAAAGGCTGAACGGCAGAAGGGTGCTGATAGCAGAGCCACAGCTAAGAACAGGGATGCACGTAGGGCGGAAAGTAAGGCTAATAAGCCATCATCGGAGGATCGGAATAAGGCGGCGAAGATGGGGTTGCAACTAATGCTAAAGGCTCGTCAACAGCGTGACGGTAAGGGTGTAGACCCATCCGGTAAAGACCCTAGCGAGAAGCTAGATATACGAGATAACTTACAGGTACTAGCTAATCTCAACACTGACTTAGCTAAGAGTCATTCGTTCCCACTTACATCAGGTGAGAAAACTGGCCCGGTTATGCGTGGTGAACCTAGTGCTATGTACGCAGCAGACGGTAAGGCATT